TTGTTTATCTATAAAGAAGTACAAAAAGATCATCTGTATACCTTAACCGTGGACACTTCCCGATCCATCGGCCAAGATTACAACGCATTTACTGTTATTGATGTAACTTCTGTGCCGTATCAAGTTGTTGCTAGATTCAGAAACAATACCATGCCAGTCATGTTATTACCAAACATGATAGTTTCGGTGGCAAACAAGTATAACGAGGCAAACATCCTGATAGAAATTAACGATACTGGCCAACAGGTTGCTGACATTATTCACGATGATTTAGAATATGAAAATTTAGTAACAGCATCCATCAAGGGAAAAAAAGGACAGCGACTTACAAGTATGGGTGGTGGTAGAGTTCAGCTTGGTGTTAAGATGTCTAGTCAAATTAAAAAAACAGGTTGCTTGGTAATCAAAGAGCTTGTAGAAAACGATAAACTGATTCTAAGAGACTTTGATATTGTATCAGAGTTATCCACCTTTGTGTCCGTCAAGACCTCCTACGAGGCATCAGAGGGGTATAACGACGATCTGGTGTCTACCCTAGTCTTGTTTGGGTGGTTAACTACTCAACCGTTTTTTAGGGATATTGTAAATATCGACATTCGTAAAAATGTCATGGAAGAAAAACTTAAAAAGATGGAGGAAGATTTGCTGCCTTTTGGATTTTTAAGTACAGAACTAGACGAAGATTCGGCCGCCAAAGAGTTGGCAAAAGAATCGGCAAAACCAGGTAATATAAATAATCCGAGAAGAGGATGGATGCAGTCAGAATGAAAATGTGTTATTTCCTAAATATCTGCTGAATCATCGAGTATCCTACAAGGAGATATCTAGAATGGCATTTCAAATCAGCCCAGGCGTTAATGTATCAGAAAGAGACCTTACTACAATCGTTCCAAGTGTTGCTACAACAGCGGCAGGTATGGCAGGAATTTTTGAGTGGGGGCCAGTAAATCAACCAGTATTGATCAGCAGCGTTCAAGAGTTGGGCGCGCTTTACGGTATGCCTTCCGACGGAAATTACCGATGGTGGTTTACTGCATACAACTATCTTGGTTACGGAAGTAATCTCAAGGTTGTTCGTCATGTAGATCCTACTGTTGCAAGAAATGCAACCGTGGGTAATTTAGTAGGAGCATTAAAGCTTCAAAATATAGAAGTGATTCAAGCAACTGCCCCATCAGCAGCAACTGGTGTTATTGTTGGTCGTTATCCCGGCGCACTTGGCAATTCTTTAAAGGTGGAGTTGTGTGGTGGCTTTACTGGTACTGGCACAGGTAAATTTGCTGACTGGGAATATAATACTATTTTTGGTTCTGTGCCTACCTCTTCGGATTACGGTTTTAGATCTGGCGAAAGTGCTGTTGACGCATTCCATCTTGTAGTTATTGATGCGGGTGGTTTGTTTAGTGGTGCAACAGGAACAATTTTAGAAAGATACGAAGGCGTTTCTTTGTTAAACGGTGCGGTAAACGCAGACGGTTCTTCTCTTTACTATAAAAGCAAAATTAATAACGAATCTCGTTACATCGCCTGTATTGGTGTTACTGGAGCAGCGTTCTTGGATCAAAACATGACCGTGGCGAGTGGGGCTTTCAGTGGAACTAACAACGCCGCTTGGGGGGTTATGACAGGTCAACTTTCTAGTGGTACTGGTGAGTACAGTGGCGAGGCTTCCATTCTTGGAACTACAGGAAGTGGTTACGAAATGTTTAAAGACGCAGATCATATTGATGTTGCTCTTCTTCTTGGTGGGCCTCTTGGAGCGACGGCGGCAAAAAACCTTTGTGATCTTGCTAAATCAAGAAAAGATTGCGTTGCGTTTGTGTCTAGTCCTGTTTCCGATTCTACTCAAAGTAGTGATGTAAAAATTACTGCATGTAAGGCACTAAGAGATGCTGTTGGAAACAACAATTACGCATTTGTTGACAGTGGTTACAAATTTATGTACGATGCATTCAATGATGTGAATCGTTGGGTTCCTCTTAACGGTGACATTGCAGGTCTTTGCGCCCGAACCGATGCTACTAACGACCCTTGGTGGTCTCCTGCGGGATTCAATCGTGGTCAAGTTCGTGGCACAATCAAGGTTGCATTCAATCCTAACAAGGATGAACGAGACGAGATTTACGGATACGGAATCAATCCTGTGGTAACTTTCTCCGGCGAAGGTACTATTCTTTTTGGTGACAAGACTGCACAGACTCGTCCTTCTTCGTTTGACCGTATCAATGTTCGTCGTCTGTTTATTGTTCTTGAAAAAGCAATCGCCAAGGCAGCAAAGTATAGTCTGTTTGAATTCAATGATGCATTTACCCGATCACAATTCAAGGGATTGATTGAACCTTTCCTGAGAGATGTTCAAGGTCGTCGTGGTATTGTTGACTTCAAAGTGGTTTGTGATGAAAAGAACAATACCCCACAAGTAATTGATAGCAACAACTTTGTTGCCGATATTTACATTAAACCAAATCGCAGCATTAACTTTATCCAACTAAACTTTGTCGCCACAAAAACTGGCGTTTCTTTTGAAGAAGTTGGGGCCTGATCTCAGGTTTCCGCATAAATACACATAGGAGTCTTAAATGGCATATAGTCAGTTCAGCATCGACGCTTTCAGAGCAAATCTAATAAATGGTGGAGCAAGAGATAATCTTTATCTTGTTTCAGGTGTTTTCCCAGGATCAGGTACTGCGGCAGTAAATGCAGCAGCGAGTGTTGCAGGTGCATTGTTTGGTGGTGCCGTTTCTGGTGCAATCACCAATGTGGCAGCTGCTATCGGATTGAATAATCCTGGCTCACAGGTTTCTTTCCTTTGTCGTTCTGCGGGTCTTCCTGCTGCAACGATGACTCAAACCGAAGTTCAATACATGGGAAGAAAATTGAAATACGCCGGCGACCGAGAATACGCAGATTGGACACTCAAGTGCTACAACGATGGATCATACGGTCTACGCAAGGCATTTGAATCGTGGTCAAATCTGATGAATTCTTATGAAGGTAATGTTGGCCCAAACAACAGCAACACCTATCTTGCTGATTGGTTTGTTCAGCCGTTAACTCGTGAAGGAAATCCAATCGCCACCTACAAAATGGTTGGTTGCTGGCCGAAAGATGTTCAAGGTTACGATCTTAATTTTGATGCTAAAACTAATATTTCTGAGTTTGGTGTGGTAATGGCGTATCAGTACCACACTCTTGATGGCGTGACTACCTAATCATCTTTAAAGGAGTTTATATACTATGGAACTCTTCGGCTTAAAAATTGAGCGGTCGAAGAAGCAAAAGGGTGAATTCAAGGCACTTAAATCATTTGTAGTTCCAACTACAGATGACGGTGCAATTCCTGTTGAAGCAGGTGGATTTTACGGACAATATGTTGACCTAGACGGTACGGTAAGAAACGACTACGAACTAGTTGCAAAGTATCGTGAAATGTCAATGGATCCTGTTGCTGAAACCGCTATTGACGATATCATTAACGAAGCCGTTGTCTGTGAAGGCAAAAGGGCGCCGGTAAATTGCTTTTTTCAAAGCGATTTAAATCTTTCCAAATCCACAAAAGAAAAGATTGAAGAAGAATTTAAAAATGTTCTTCGTCTTATGCAATTTGAAACAAAAGGTTATGAAATTTTTCGTCGATGGTATGTGGACGGAAAGATTTATTTTCATATCATTGTGGACGAAGAAAAAACAAACAAGGGTATTTTAGAATTGCGGTTTGTAGATCCTTTAAATATTCAAAAACTTAGAGAATTTCAAAAAGAAACTCGCAAGGACGGCACAAAAATTATTACAGGCTATCGAGACTTCTATGTGTACAACAAAGATAATCCTCGCGCTGGTGGTAATGCATCAGGAATAAAAATTTCTGATGATGCTATTTCATTTTGCTCTTCAGGATTATTTGATTCTCGTTATCGCCGCACTGTAGGTTTCCTACACAAGGCAATTAAACCACTTAATCAGTTGCGTATGATGGAAGATGCTGTAGTTATCTACCGTATCTCCCGAGCGCCTGAACGAAGAATTTTTTACATCGATGTAGGATCGTTGCCAAAAACCAAGGCCGAGCAGTATGTGAAAGACATTATGAATCGTTATCGCAACAAGTTGGTCTATGACGCCAACACAGGTGAAATGCGAGACGACAAGAAGTTTATGTCCATGCTTGAGGACTACTGGTTGCCTCGTAGAGAAGGTTCTAAGGGAACTGAGATCAGTACTCTAAGTGGCGCACAGAATCTAGGTGAAATGACTGATGTTGTGTATTTTCAAAAGAAACTGTACAAGTCCTTGAATGTTCCTGTTTCACGAATGGAGCAAGACAAAGGGTTTCAGCTAGGTCGAGCTGCAGAAATTAGCAGAGACGAATTGAAATTTAACAAGTTTGTTATGCGTTTACGAAGCAAATTCAGTGAATTGTTCTACGATTTGCTTCGTAAACAGTTGATTTTGAAAAATGTCATAAAGATAGATGATTGGTCTAGACTCAAGGAATGTCTACATTTTGACTTCTTAAAAGACAGCCATTTCATTGAACTAAAGAACCAAGAACTGCGTAAAGGCATGTTTGACGAACTGGGATCTGTAGAAAAATACATAGGTAAGTATTATTCGCATTATTGGATACGCACACAAATCCTAAATATGAGTGAGGCGCAAATTAAAGAAATGGATACTCAGATTACTGCGGAGCGCAACAAGGGTATGTACGCACCAGATAACACTTCATTCGGTTTACAATAAAAGGAACAAAGCATGGACAATATTAAAAAGGCAGTTGAAACTTTACTCACAAAAAATCCTATAGAATTTAAAGAAACTATTGGTAACGAATTATCTTCTAGAGTTTTTGCTGCAATCAAAGCAAGAAAAGAATCTGTGGCCAGTGGTATCGCACTGACCCAAGAAGAATCAGTTGTGGTTTCTGAGGCGGGACTCGCCGCACCGTCTGCACCATCTTCTGGTGGCAAGGTTGGTAAGTTAGGTTCTGAACGCTCCAATTCAGGAGCGGCAGGAGTGGCTGACCCTTTGGACGACGACCTGAGAGCAGAATTGGAACTCGCTTTCGGGTTGGGAAAAGAAAGTCCAAAGGAATCAGAAAAAGTAGCGAAGGATGATGATCTTTCCCTAGATCCTAACTTTGAAAAAGAATTTTACATGAGCGAAACGGATTACAAGGGACACAAGGTTATGCTGAAACAAGTTGGTCTTGGTTTGTCTAAACCTATTCGTGTATATGTTGACGGCAAACGATGGGAATTTTTTGCCGGCCCAGAACTTGCAGAAAAAGCATCACACTCTTACATTGATCAATTGATTCTTACTGCTAAACAAGAACAAGAAGCCGAGCAAAACGAAGAAGTTTCTAATGAAGTTGACGGAGATTTTCTAGAAGAAAAAGTTTCTTTGGACGGCAGATTGAAAATGTATAAGGAAACTAGAACTCGTCTTGAGCAGTCTAGAAAACTTCGTGAAACAAAACTAAAGCAACAAAAAGAATTAGGCGAAACTCGTCACAAAGGCCTGTACGATGATGGTAGTGGTAAGGGTGCAAGAATTCCTGAACCTATCGACTTTGCAAAACCATCTGATATTGCTAGTCAATTCTCTGGTCAAACAAGTTTCAAAGAAGAAACTTCAATGTCGGTAAAAGAAATTCTTGCCGCCGTAAACATGAAGGGTGGCAAGTATATGATGGACGAGGAAGAATTGTCACCAAAGCAAAAACAATATCGTAAATTCTTTGATGGTGCGCTAAAGAAATTTGGTAAGAAGTCTCCCGCAGATTTTGGTGATGAAGCAGGAAAGAAAAAATTCTTTGATTATATCAAGAAAAATTGGAAGGGTTAATGCCACAAATAGTAGTAAAATTTTCCAAAGAAGAAAGAGCCAAGAAGTATTCTTCTGGGTTGAAAGATATTGGGTTGTCTATAACAACCAAAATTAAACCAAAAGATAGCGGTGGGTTTGTGGTGGTGGTTGTCTCAAAAAGTGCCGACGATATAAAGGTGGCAAAATCTTTGTATAACGACATTTCAGATGGCACAGACAAGAAAGTTACAAAAAAAGTAGTAGATAAGGTTAAAGAGTGTGTTGAGCAAAATAAAGGCAAAACCCTGCAATTGCGTGACGGTTCTTTGGTTAGATTGACTCCTTCTGATGCAAAGTTGTTTATTAATACTCATGACGATCTTACAGAATCAAGTCAACTTTCTTTTTTGCTTATGCTTGCGGAAACTAAAGAATCGTTTAATGCGGTGATTCAGTTTTGTAAGGAATCTTCTACTGTTATAAATACAGATATATGCCACCAGGATTACCCTTTCAACCACCAAACTGGGCTGCCCCCGAAGGAACTTCAACAATGACTGCAAGAACCGATCAGCTTGTAAACACAAAAAATAGAATTGTTGTAATGTACAATGCCTCTGCTACAGGAGGAAATTCTACTTTTAGTGTTGGGCCATCTGTGTTCGGGCCAACATCTGGAGAATTTGCCACATCAGGATTAACTTTTAATTCTGCAGCGTTGTCTAGAATTGCGTGGGG